GAGGCGTACACCAATGACATGCCCGAGACGCTGACCACCGGGATTGCCGAATACTTCCGGCAGGTTGCGGATCTGGCGGATACCTGGGCCAAGAGCATTGGCGACGGCGTTGTTTCCGATGAGGAACTGGCCGCGATTCGCCTGCAGGTGTTTCGTGGGATTCAGGGGCTGTTGGGGCTGTTCAACCGCGCCACGTATGTCAACCAGACGACGCGGGGTGTTGACCGTGGCTGACATTGCGGACTTCGCTAATGACCTGGTACAGGAGCGTGTTGATCAAGCGCTGGCTGCACGTCTTCTCGCCGCCAAGCCTGCCTTGGCGGCGCATTCGTTTCTTTTCTGCGAAACGTGCGATGACCCGATCCCGGAGGCCCGTCGTTTGGCGCAGCCCGGCTGCACGCAGTGTGTGGGATGCCTTGCCACCGAGGAGATGATGGAGGCTCGCCATGCTCGATGAGGTGTTGGGGCAATTCGCGGATTACGGGCTTGAGCCTGCGCAGCCATTGGTGTTCGGTAAGCTCACCCGGTGCAAGACGGCGCAGGACAAGGGCAAGGAAAAAAACGGTTGGTACATCGCCCATGAGCATCGCACGGAGAAGGGCGAAACGCTGATTTTCGGCGCGTTCGGTGATTGGCGTTCGGGTGAGTCGCAGAAGATCAAGGTCAAGGCCGGGCGGATGTCGCCGGAAGAGCGTGAGGTTATGCGCGCGCGGCAGGAAGAGGCAAAGCGCCGGGCTGCGGAGATTGCGGCCAGTGCGGCACGTCGTGCGGCTAAGCGGGCGGCGGGTATGTTCAAGCGCATGCCGGAGAAAGGACGGAGCGACTATCTGGATCGCAAACAGATAGTCGGTATCGGTGTTCGGTTTGCACCTCGCACCGGTGCTTTCCTGGTGCCGATGTGCAACGTGCGCGACGAGATTGTCGGCCTGCAGGTGGTGTTTCCAGCCAAGCAAGAAGACACCGGTCGGGACAAGACTTATTGGCCTTACGGGATGTCGAAGGAGGGCGCCTTTCACCTGATCGGGCCGCATCCGGATCCGGGTGAGCCTGTACTGGTGTGTGAGGGCTACGCCACCGGAGCTAGCCTGCACATGGCGACGTCGCTGACGGTGGCCATCGCGTTTGATGCGGGCAACTTGTTGGTGGTGTGCAAGGCGATGCGTGAGCGTTTCGCCGGCTGCCCGTTGATCATCTGCCGTGATGACGACTGGAAGACCACCAAGCCGAACGGCGATGCCTGGAACCCCGGTGAAGAGAAGGCCAACAACGCGGCGCTGATCGTCGGTGGCCAGGTAGTCGCGCCGATCTTTTCCGGTGAACGGGAGGTCAAGTGGACCGACTTCAATGACCTGCATGTCGCCGAAGGTTTGGAAGCGGTGCGCCGCCAGGTGCTGGCCGTGGTCAAGCCGCCGGCCGCTGGTGGCTGGAAGGACATGCTGGCTCGGAGTGAAAGCGGGGCGTTGATTGCGCATATGCAGAACGTCGAGTTGATCTTGGCCAATGATGAGCGCTGGACCGGGGTGATCAGTTACAGCGCTTTCAGTTCGAAGATCGTGAAACTGCGTGCTGCGCCGTATGGCGGTGGCACGGGCGATTGGGCAGACATCGATGATGTGCGGGTGATGAAGTGGCTCGCGCAGCAGTACAACTTGCGGGTCAAGGCTTCCCATGTGATCGAGGCGGTCAGTGTGGTCGCGCATGATCATGCGTTTCATCCGGTGCGGCAGTATCTGCGGAAGCTCGAATGGGATCGCGTGCCGCGGTTGGAAAGCTGGCTCACGGACGTCATGGGTGTGAAGGCTACAGATTACTCGTCCAAGGTGGGCAAGCGCTGGATGTTGTCTGCCGTAGCGCGGGTGATGAAGCCGGGCTGCAAAGCTGACTCGGTGATGATCCTAGAAGGCGCGCAGGGCGCCGGTAAGTCGACGGCGATGAGCATCCTGGGTGGCGAGTGGTTCATGGATACACCGTTTGCCCTTGGCGACAAGGATGGGTTTCAGGCGATCCGTGGCAAGTGGATCGTGGAGCTGGGCGAATTGGACAGCTTCAACAAGGCCGAGAGTACCAAGGCCAAGCAGTTTTTCTCGGCGTCCACCGATACCTACCGTGAGAGTTACGGCCGTCGCACCATGGACGTGCCGCGCCAGTGCGTGTTCGTGGGGACGACGAACCAGGACGAGTACCTGAAGGATGCGACCGGTAACCGGCGGTACTGGCCGGTGGCGTGTACCAAGGTGGATCTAGAGCTGTTGCGCTCGATCCGCGATCAACTTTGGGCCGAGGCGGTGTTCTGCTACGACGCGGGCGATCTCTGGTGGGTGACGCTGGATGAGGCGGCGATGTTCGGCGAAGAGCAGGACGAGCGCTTTGTGGTAGATGAGTGGGAAGGGCCGATTCTGACTTGGCTGGAAGAGTCGCAGATCGGCGAGACCACCACCGGCAGCGACGTACTGACCAGTGCGTTGAAGTTGGACTATGGACATTGGGGCAAGCCGGAGCAGATGCGGGTCGGGGCGATCATGCATCGGTTGGGGTGGCGGCGGGTGCGATTGCCGCCGTTGGTGAAGAGCGGACAAAGGCCTTGGGCTTACAAGAAGCCGGCAGGTTGGGGCGGTGCTTCGGCGTTGAAGCGCGAAGTATTCGAGGAGCCTTGCTTTGATTAAGGAGATCGATTCGCTGCTTCGGTTGTGGGCGCAGGAGCTGCATTCCGAACATTCGAAAGGGGGGCTTGCTGGGGGGAACATGGTTGCCATGATGATGGAAAGCAATGGGCAACTGATTCGTGGGCGGCGGGCCTTTCGTGCGCCGCTGGAGAGTTCTCTCGACATTGAGCTGATCGTGAACAAGCATCTTGCGCCCGAGCTGGTGACGGTTGTGCGGGAGCATTACTGCACGCTCGACGTTGATATGCGCTTGCGGTATGCCCATTGCGGTTGCGGCCGTGACACGTACTACCAGCGCCTGCATGACGCTCACCTGCAGATCCTCGGCGTGATGATGGGGATGGCTGCGTGACCCCAGGTATTCGTCCGGCTGTTGTTGTCCCACTGGCCCGTCTTGTCCCGCTGCGCTTTAATGCAGTGGGACAGGTGCGGGCCTTGTCGTTGTTGGGCTGTCCTACCGTCCCGCTACAAACTGCCTCCCGCCCGTGTAAGCGTAGCGGGCAGCAGTACGCGCGTTTCACGCGCATGCGTGTTCTTTAAATTCTTCCTTTACACGAGAAGGGAGAGAGATAAGTAGGACAGTGGGCGAAGCCCCGAATTTAGGCGCTCTCAGACGTCCCACTTCGACGCTGAATGGTGGGACAAATGGGACGCCGCCGAAACAGCAGAATGCCGGGGTGGGATATTCGCCGACATTCGCTAGGCGTTCACCCGGTGTTACCCACTTATTCGCCGGGTGGCATTAAACCGGGGTTGCTGCCACCGGAATCGACCTGTAAAAAGTAGTCATCTTCGATAGGTGCGACCGCAGAGAGCGGCAGGCACCAACCACCAAACCCGGCCATTGCGCCGGGTTTTTGCGTTTAGGGGTTGGCGATGACAAACGAGCAACAAGCGCTGGCAGAGATGCCGATCTGGTTAGTGATCGTCCTGGCCCTGGTCGGGGGTGTATCGGGGGAGATGTGGCGAGCCGATAAGGACGGGGCGCGGGGTTGGGCGTTGTTGCGACGCCTGGCGCTGCGGTCCGGCGCCTGTATCGTCTGCGGCGTGTCGGCGATGATGCTGATGATCGCCGCCGGCATGTCGATCTGGACGGCGGGCGCCTTGGGTTGTCTGACGGCGATGGCCGGTGCGGATGTTGCCATCGGCCTTTACGAACGCTGGGCTGCCAAGCGGCTGGGCGTTTCCGAAGTGACTCCCGCCAGTGGCGAACAGGGGTGATGCACCGTTCCGGGGCGCCGAAAACCGCCGGGGACCCTGGGGTTATCCGAGGGGTACGGGGTCGGAAACCCGCGGCTTTTCGTTAGTGGCTGGATTTCAAAGTTAGTTGACCTCAGTTGACTGGTTGACCA